ACTATCAGCGAGTTGGTTTCTTCCAATATCGATGAGAGGATGTCATAACAGCTGACGTTCCTTCCCTTCGTGTCGACCATCCTTTGTGACAGCACCTCTGAATTGAAGATATTTGTGCCATCACCAGTAAAATCGGCCATCGTGTAGAGTGGTAACGACAGCCCCGTCTGTGCCAAGCAAGCCTCCGCCAACGCCCTGTTACTAACCTTTGCCGATAGCCCCGATAGCGTAGCCCCTTTCAACGTGCCAAGCCTGTCGCTGGCCACCATCGATACCACACCCTTTCCGCCCGTGATCGTCTCGGAGAAGAAATCGGGGATAACGAACCCCGACCAATTGAGGATGTTATTGATGTAATACTTAACGCTTATCTCCGTCTCGTTGGATGTCTTTAACTCGTCTATATTAAACTCGGTCGTCTCGTAGATGTTGATGTCAGCCCCCGATGAACGGAAGCTGCCAGATTTATCGCCCTTATCATTGTTGTAGAACGGCACGAACGGCTCCGACGTGCCATCGACCGTGTAGATGGGTGTTGCATCTCCCTTCTGAATGTCAACCCTTGCCGTGACAGATTCCTTGTTGCAATATTCTAAGCGAAATATCATATCCTGTTCCTCCTCTGCTCTGCCGTGTTCAACACCCCTACAAGTTCATTAGTCCCTATTTTGAACGTCACCTGAAAATCATCCTGATATGCTCCCCGATATTCGCTCGGCCCATACCCGGGAGAAGTGTTTCCCATCGATGGTGCGGAGGAGTAACCGCCACCGCTACCCATCGACCGTGATAGCTTGCTGGCTCCAGCCTTGAACAACGAGCCGATGGCAATCAACGCCACCCCTGCCGCTATCGCTCCGATACCTCCCAAGCTGGATAATGCCACCTTTACTGCTTCGATTGCCGAACCTGTTGCGATGACCATCTGCCCAAGCTGAACCATTACTCCGCCCAGCGTGCCCAGCAGTGATGCACCCAAAGCCGCCATCATGTTATCTCCGTTCATCATCGCATCTGCTACAGACCCGAACACATCCGTCAACGCATTTCCAAGCATTGATGATAGGTCGATGGTCAATACCTTGATGCCTTCCCCAAGATCAGCCAACGCTCCGTATGTCGCATCTCTTAACTTCTCTTTCAACGCCTGTGCATCGATGGTTGGCTCGATAACTGGCGCAAGTACCGATACTCCCGTCACATCATCTGGTGCAATCTTAGCCGTTGCCGCTTCCTGTGCCTCCCCCAACTCTTTGAATGATGTTGTAAGGTTGTCAACGGACGAGGCCGCTATCGCTGCGCTCGCAGCTACTTCCTGCATCGCCCCCGCAGAACCTGTCATCTCGTTGGCCGCGAGTGCTGCCTCCAACCCTTCCTGTGTTTGCCCTGTTCCTTTTTCGCCTGTGAAGTAAGCGATGAACTGCGCCCACTTGTCTCTTAGGTAGTCAATGTTCTTACCCCACGTTGTCCTGACCTTGCCCCACCATCCAGATAGATTGCCGGTAAGGACATCGCCTATCCCTGCGCTCGTTGTCCGCAGGTGGTTGAGCAGGTAATCCCAGTCAGTCTTTAATGCCTCGATGTTTTTCCCGAAATTGACAACGGCCACAACCATAACCGCACCAATGGCCACTATCGGGCCGCTTAACGATGCTATCGCAACCTTTATCAGTGGTAACATCTTTAATATCTTGCCAATAACAACCAACAACGGCCCTGCGGCTGCTACGATGGCTCCAGTAGTGACTACCAACGTTTGCATCTCGGGTGACAGTGTTCGCAACCCTGCAACCATATCCCTGATACCTGCCACAACAGGGGTGATCACAGGTATCAATACCTGACCCAACTCGGTTGATAGGTTCTTTACCTCCGTTGTTAGTGCTCTCATCGAACCGCTCGCACCATCTGCCTCACGTGCTGCCTGACCTTGCGCTGCTGTCGTCTGCTCATAGATGAGTGCCAACGTTGCGGCCTGCTTGGCTTGCAACGATAACTCGCCCGTGCCGTCAGATAAGCCCATCTCGAAGGCTCTCGTCTTTACAAGCGCATCATTGACAGCCATGCCGTAGTTATCCAGCATCGTGTTGTTGCCTTTCAGCGCACCCATCAACGCCCTGACAGCATCCTGTGTCCTCCCACCATACATGGCAGTAAGGTCACCCGCCAACTCTATCAGCTTCGCTGATTGCCGTGCTGCCTGCTCCTCCGTCAGCTTGCCGATGTTGATGAGCATCGAACCCATCAAGTTTGAGTATTCGAGTGCCTCCTTCTTTGCGATTCCATACTCCGTGCCAAGCGTTTCAGCCCAACCCTTCACGATGTCGGCATTATCGCTGAATATCTGACCCGTTGCACCGATGGCATCCTCAAAATCGGCCGCCATCATAAACGCTTTGCCTCCCGCTGCGACAAGTGCGGCAGATAGGATGCTGGCTTTCCTCCCGACATTCACGAAAGAATCGCCCATGTTGGTAAGTTTCTGCGATACAGTCTTCTCCAGCCTGTTAGTGCTGTCAATAGCCTTGCCGATGTTCTGTTCGAACTTCGTTATGTCTGCCGTTATCTTTGCCGTGAAACTCATCTGCGTTACTTTTTATCGGTGTCCTGATCCTTGTGCTTCTCCCTATAAACCCTCATCGCTTCGTTGTACTCATCCATCCGCTTTTTGTACAACTCCCGCATCTCATCTGATACCCTGCTTCGCTTCTTCGGCTTGTTGCCAATCCGCATGAACTCGTCAATCGTCTTTGGCAACTTCTTCGGATCCAAGTGTGGCCCAACGGCCGAATAATATGCTATCATCCTCGTGTGCCTCAACCTCTCCTCCTGCATCCTCTTATAAGCGTATGCCTTGATCCTGAACTCGCAGAACGGCATATCATAAAACTCCTCAAGCCTTAACCCTAACTCACCAACCGCAAATGCCACAACGTCAGAATCCCAGTCTATTGCTTCGTCTTGACTGTTTTCGCTTTCTCCGCTTTCTCCGCTTTCTACGCTTTCTCCGTTGTGGCCTTCGGGTTTTTTGGCACGTTGGTTTCATTGTGCTTGACATACAGGTTCTGAACCCTCTCCACCTCGTCACTATCCAAACCGCCCTGCTCATCAATCCAATCGTAGCAATCGAACACATCAAAGCCGATATCTTCCCCTGCGATGTGTTTTGCTCTCAACCCCTCACCTTGAATGATTCCGAAAAAGATGATGTAAGCGAACAACTCGATCGTTGCCTCCGCCCCCTTATCTCTGACCAGCTTCTGAAATTCGCTTGTCACCCACGACCCGAACCCGATTGTCCGCTCTTTGCCTTTGAACTGAATTTTTGTCTCAAACATTGCCATATCTCATTGCCTCCTTATTGTTTTACAGTTTTATTGTTTTATTCCGTTCCGTTCCGTTGAATAAAAAGCTACCCCCGAAGGGGTAACCATTGTTAAGGAATAACGATCTTAGGATCTGTTTCCGAAATGTCGCCATTGATGGTCAGCGTTCCGCTGAACGTGGCATCACCCTCGGCAGGGAAGGTATCACTCAAATCTGAGATAACAGCCTTGAAGTACTTCAATGTACCTCTGCCCTCCAGCTTGAATGTCTGCTCCGCTCCCTGCAACTCCAACAGTTCCGCATAACTCGCATTAGTCGCTGCAACATCAACAGTCATCACCTCCGCATCAAATGATACGGTGCGGTCGATACCGTCAATAGTCCTTACGGTTTCCCCCTGCGTGCAATAGTTTACTTTCTCGATCAGCCTCAACACGCTCGACATGGAGGTGGAGGTCAGACACACGATCGGCTTATAAGCTGTCGTGTCATATACTGATAACAAACCAGTATGTCCTTTTACATTAACATCAGCCATTTTTTACAAAGTTTAAAATTAATATTTTTGAAAATGATATGTTTTCTGCCGTCACCTCCGACAGCGATCTCGATACCGGTAACTCTACATCTTTAATCCCTGACAGCTTACTGCCTCCCCGATCATCACGTATGAGGTCTAACACCTCATCCCCTATGTCCTCCGATAGCTTCTTATTGCCAATAGGCCCGAAGATGGTCACCACCCTGATAGTCAGGTTCACATTCGAGCGTGGTGAGCATAACGTCTGCACTGCGTTGGGTGTCTCCTGCTGATCCTGCAACACTATGTACACCTGCGCCCCTGCGATGGTCGGAAGTGCAATGCTCGGATTAACGACCTCATCAAACACAGGCACAACTACACCATTGTGTGTGTACCCGCTTAACGCTGTCATCACCTTGCCCCTAATCTCCGTTACTCTGTCCATCGACTAATTCTTTAAGATCACGTTTGAACTTTTCGGCTATAACTAAAAAGTTGTTATAAAGATAAGGTTTTCCCTGCAATTTTCCTTGTCCGTTGACATAAAATTCATGCGCAATGTCCTTTATCCACTGCGGATAAGGTGCTAAAATCTCCCGCGCACTCAGCCCTGTTCCGAACTCGATATAGGCCGCAATGTGGTTGCCTTCCATCTCTCCCATCACACCCACTTCACCAGTTAACCCTTTGTCGGTGAACTTCTTATCTATGTTTACGAACTTCGGTGCATCCCTCATCGCCAGTATCTGAACATCTGTGATGGCGTTCTCCACCAACCGGACAACATCCCTGAACATCTTCGTCTTGTATGTTGATAAGTTTTTTGATGTGGTGTTGATAACTGGCATCGCATTACTTGTTTATCACGTGCATCGTGAAATGATAGTACCTCGTTCGCCTCACGTGGTCGACCTGCGGTGTAGATGTGATGGCGTACTCCTTGCTGTTCCACCTGATCGTCTGCCCCGCTGTCACATCCTTGCGTGAGATCATCCGATAAGTGCCGGGAAGTGTTATCTGCGCCTGCTCGATGTCCTTACCCGCCTGCATCTGCTCGATATGCACACTGATGGTGTCCGTAACCGTTGCGGTGGGAACATAACCTCCATAACCATCACTCTCTGTTCCGTGTGACAGCACCTCAACCTTTTCCGTCAGCCTCTTAGTGTTTGCCATATCGTCAAATCATCGGTGTGTCGTTGAACTGAAAATAAATGGTGTGGTCGATGGGTGCATTCAGATCATCGTACTTCAACGCCACGTTTTTCACGATGGCATCCTCCAGCGCATGGTTCTGCTCATAGGTCACCACCTCCACATCATTGACAACCGCCACGATGGTATCATCGATGGAGATCCGCCCCGTGCGCCTCAACGCAACACGTACCTCTGCATTAATGAGATCGTTAAGATAATCATCCTGAGAACAATCGTCATCATCAATGCTTAACGCTCTCTTTGCCTTTTGCAACAGTCCAAATAGATCAACCATTCCATCCATAGTCACCTCCGTTTACTTTTTAGCTGTTTTCTTAGCCGGTTTCTTAGCCGGTTTCTTAGCTGTTTTCTTTTTCTCGATCACCTTTGGCCTGACATCTTCAACATCATCAACATCATCCACCTCCGCTGTCTGCTTCCACTCCAACGCTGCTCCAACCTTAAGTAGATATCTGGCACGCTCGGCAGTCACATCAATGATTTCATTTCTGCGACCAATCTCCAAGTCTTTTAATAGTTTTACCCTCATGTCGGATTGTTTTGAAACATGGGGTGATGGTGTTACCCTCATGTCGGATTGTTTTTAAACATGGGGTGATGGTGTTACCCACCACCCCATGAATCTGTAATCATATCATTACGGTAAAACGGCCGGTGTCGGCAATGTTACCTTAACCATCGAATTTGCATTGTAGGTAAAGAAACCGCTTCTCACTTCGGCACGGTAGGTCACCATGTTTTTGGTGAAGTTGTCCAAATGCTCCTGTGAGATTGCAGTCTGGATGCCAATCCGTGAGATGAATCTCGAATGATCGGCTGCAATCACATAAGCAGTGCCGGGGGCAATGCTCGGAACGGGAACGGCTTGCAGGTTGTTGATATAAACCTGATTGTTCACGAACTGAACATTCAACGAAGGATAGTCATATTCGCCAGAACCGCTCGCCTTGTTGAAGGCCATGTATTTCAGGTAATCCCAGTTGTTGATCAGGATGTGTGTCGGTGCCATATAGCTGTCACCCAACTGACCGAAGGCAGCCGCAAGGACTGTTTCCAAGCTGTTGGCAGGAGCTACAGCACCCGCTGGGGTAGCATACGCAACTGCGTTGGCAGCGATGTAATCCATGATCATCTTGTTCTCTGCTGCAAGGATACCGCTTGCCCCGTAGATGAGTGCGTACGGAATCTCGGTTGCCATAAAATCAACGTCATCCAGCACCTCACGCTGTATGTGGGTGATACCGGCAATCCAGTCAACAGACACAACTTCCTTCTCCCAAGTCGGTGTTACTTCTGGCTTGTCAACATCGACGCCAAGCGCACCAGTGCCACGCTCCCAGATGGCAGCCGCGCCAGTTACTGCTCCCTGCTTCCAGATGGTAACGTTCGATCCAGATGTACTGATATTCGGGAAAATGTTACGAAGGTAAACAGGCGCATAAGGATTGCGGTACAAAGGTTGCATCTGCGTGGTCAGACCCGGGTAATCCAGCACATCAAACGATGCGGGGGTGATGGCCTTAACAGCCAAATCCATTGTGCCACTTCTGTACTTCTTCAACGCCTCAGCATTATCCTTGATGGATGCCTCCAACGACTTTTTGATCATGTCGATGCCAGCAACAGGAGATACACGCTTTTCGCTGATCTGACCCTGCTTCTTGACATCCGCAGACAGCTTGTTCAGCTTGTCCTCAAACTCTGCCTTCAACGCTTCCACGGCCTCGGCGGTGGTGGTTGATTTCAGCTCCTTTTCCATTTCGGCGATCTTGTCGTTAAGACCCTTAACGGCCTTAGCAGTCTCACCCTTTGCCGCTTCCTCTGCGGTCTTCTTTACACTTTCCAGTGCTTCGGCCTTAGCCTTTTCCAAATCTTCCATTCTTGTGTTTTTTTTAAATGTATAAATCGTAAATATTTTTAATGATCGCTGACGGCTCGACCGTAGAAGTGACTGCTGTCGGCTTCTCCTTGAGTGTCAAAAATTGTTCTAATGATTTCAGTATGTTATCGCTGAACTCACTGTCATAGGCTTTGGTGATCGTGTTCCAAAACTTTTCCTGTGTCAGCTCCTCCTCTGCCTGCATGCTCTTGACCATGTCCACCATCGATAGCTGGTTGGCCGGTTGCATCGTCAGGATGCTGACCTCTTCCAGCTTAAACTCGGTGATGATCCTCTTGTCGGCCTTATCTCTCTTCATCACCCACCCACCGATAGAGAAGCCTGTCTCAAATCCGTTTTCCAGCATAAACTTGGCTTCGTGGTAGGAATCCTTACCCAGCTGCGTATCCATGATGATCTTCGTCTCCATGTACAAGCCATATGGATCATCGGCATCCAACCTCGTTGGCACACCTACCAGCTGATCGCTGCGGTGGTTCTTGTACACCTTCATCGATCTGTGGTTTTCATTCACAGTCTTGATGAACGCCCCCAAACGTGTGATGTCACCCTGATGATCCTCGATGTTGTACACGTTGGCATACCCTGACAGCACGCCATCGCTCGCACCCTTGAAGATGTCCGCTTTCTTTACCCTGTAATTTTCATTCTCCGCTCCCATATCATCACCTCTTTAATCTCGTTTCAAAATAATTCTGACTGACGTAAATCACCGTGCACCCGCAATTTACAACGTTTCCTGCTGATAGCCCCTCTGCGTGCGGTGATAACGCCTGCTCGCTGTTGCCCTGATTGTCTACAATCGTAAACATCTCGTTCTCTGGTATCGTTGTTTCATTCAACGCCAAGTGGCCCGTGCGTGGGTCTTTCGCTCCCCTGTGCATCCACATCTTGTACAGCGTGGTGTTTGTCTCTGCCTTCCATGCCTCTGCACCTTGCCTCTGTGATTCAACGCCCATCTGTGCTACCTCCGTACGTGCTATAGCCATCGCTCGCTTGCGGCTGAACATCGTCAGCTGTTTGGCAATATCCTCAAACTGTACACCCACATTGTTGCTTATAACCCTCTGAACAGCCTCCCTCGTTGTCTCGTCAATCCGTACTATCTTCTGCGCCATACGTGTGCCGATGAAATGTTCCACCCACACCCGCCATGCGGTGCTGAAAAAATCGGACTTCTTATCCATTCCTCCCAGCAACTTGTATTGCGCTGTCATAACCTTCTCACCTTCCTCCCTGTACAACTGCTCGATGGCAGGTTGTAGGTCGGTCGTAAAATCACCCGTCTCGATGAACTGCTCCTGCTCCCTCTGCAACTCCTTGTAGATCATCGCTCGATACTTCCTTTCCAAACGGAATAGCCGCCTGTCCAGTGCTGTTGAATATCGTGCGAAAAACCTACTATGTGCCATATCTTTCTATCTCGTTACTCCCCGAAGCCGTAATCGCTTAGCGGTATCTTGCCTTGTTCAACGAACACCTCATTTGCGTATGGGTTATCTATCTCATCATAACCATCGATGATCCTCATCTCGTTCAGCGTTAGCATCGACCGCAGATAGTCCCTATCCTGCATCGTGATCCTCAGCTCATCAAACAGTGATGTGTCATAGTTGAGTAGGTAATTGCGCTCCTTCCGGAATGGTTCTACCAACCACCTGTTCAGCGTGTCCTCCTCTTTGTTAAGGTATGGCAGGATCACATCCCTGATGAACCTCGCCCCTGCCTCCTTCTGATTCTGATATGTCGGGTTAGGGTCGAACAGGACTGCAGGTACTCCCCACAAATCACACAGATCATTGCCAGCCTTCTCCAACGAGTTGATGATGTTCAGCGCATCGGGTGACAGCCCTATCTGTGTGTACTGCAATGGCATACCAGATACCACCACCTTGTTCTTGTTCTCGTATCCGTGAATCTTCTCCTGTACCTTCACCTCGGTGGCCTTCACCTGATCGGGTGACAGCCAATTTGTTTTGTCGGGGTGGTTAGGTGATATGATCCCCTTTGCCCCCTCGTTCTCCAACGATTTCAGCCATGCCTCGATAGCGAAGTCATCCAACTGCAATGATTTCAACCCAGCCAGTAACGGTGACATACCCCTCAACTGCTTGCCTTTGCCGTCAAACTGCGGGTTGCTCATCTTAACATGCAGCACATCATCGAAGGTGTCACCATCCCAACGCCTGTATTTCCCATTGCCCATATCGTATTCCCACGCAACGATCACACCGTCCTTGACAAAGTGCCTCATCCTGTAAGGCGGTACTACCCACACCTCGGTCGGAATCTTACTGTCGATGGGTGTTTCCCTTGCCAAAAAAGCCTCGCCCTGCGTGAAGTAAAAGATTCTGAACAACTCCATCATCTCCCGCCACGTCTGCACTTGGTTGGGATTATCTATCAGCTTTGCCAACGAACTGTTTTCAGGGGCATAATCCAACGCCTTGAAGTATAACTGCTTTTTAACGTGCTCCGATGGCGTGGCGGAATACTTGCATCGCTTGTACTTTTTCTGCTTCCAGCTCTTGTCGCTACCTGTGTCAACGTACACCTCCAGCTCCGCAACGGCACACTTCTGGATGATCTTCTGAATGATCTTATAAACCTCGCTATTGCCGACATACCCCTTCAGCGTGTAGTCCTCCGCCTCCCAGTCGTAAAAAATAACGGGTGTGCTTAGGTATGTTATGTTCGACACATCATAGGCTATTGCCTTCGTTGTGCCGCTCTTTCCTTTCAGTCCTAACGCCTTTCTAATCATATACATTGCGTGTTACACATCCCATCGCCACCACTAACAACAGGCTCGACAAAGCCCTGCTCCATATCGACCAGCATCCCGGGTTGACCTCCATCTCGATGAACGAGAATAGTCCATACAAAACAATTAACAATATTACAAAGATTTTTGCAATAGTCAGCACCTCTGCGGATAACTTGTTAGCAAATCGCATAATCAAAATTATTAAAATGTTGGTGCATAACGACATATCGTAAAGCATCCAAAATGTGATTCGATGCATCTATCGGTGTGTTGCTCTTCTTATCGCTCCACACGTAGCCGTTCAACTCCTTGACGATGTTCTCACCATCGACAACTAACTCATAATCCTGTATCAGTGCTATACCCCCAGATACAGACCCCTGCCCCTTAACAGCCCCAATGATATTATTACCCTTCTGCCTCAACTCCTCAATCAACCTCGGCTCTGCACTATCACCAATGATGAGCGCATCGCCTGCGTGCCTACTGTTCACCTCGTAGATGTCGCTCGTGGTCATCCCTGTTCGGTACAGTAGTTCCTTTGCATAGATAACCTTTCTCGTCTTGTCGATCGATACCTTTACAAGCGTTGTCGGATCAACGGAAAAACCATAGTCCTGACCGTAAACCGTGATCCCTGTGTCGACAAAATCGCCTATACGCCAGTTGTTGAACACAACTCCATCGCTCCTGTCTCGCCACAACCCAAGTATCTGATGTTTATACCTTTCCGGCCTGCGATCCCGCATGATGTCAATCTGCTGGATGTAGCTGTCAGAGAGGTGCTCGATGTTATCCAGATATGTGGTGTGGATGTACGTCACGTTGTCAACAGTTCCGTTGAACGTGTCGGGAACGCCCCGGCTCTCGAAGAACCGCTTGTAGATGAAGTGATCCTTATGGCTTGGGTTCATCACCATCACCACCCTATTTTGCTTCGTCTTGTGCCTCACCGACAAATCTACCCGATCAAAGACCTCCTCATCCGTCAGCTCCTCCGCCTCATCCAGCACCCAGCACGTCACACCTTGAATGGATTTCAGGTTGGCAGTGTTATCACCACTCGAACTCTGCAACCCTCTGAATAATATCCTGCTGCCTGACAGCGTGTTGTCGATGTCGGTTTTCCTTACGTCAAAGTGTGCTTCCGCTCCCATCAACTCTATTTTCTCGACAAATTCAGGGATCACAGACAGGTGCGCTGAACTCAACGTCTTACGGGTGAACAATATCGTTTCATCATTCTCATACGACAACAACGACAGGAATGTGGCCACGCCAAATGATTTGCCACTACCACGGCCACCGATGATGATGATATACCTCGTGTTGGCCTCAAAGAGTGCCTTGTATCTGTTATTCAGACTTATCAATATCTCTAAATTTAACTACATCCTTAACGTTGAATCCCTTGATGTTTGCGTTCACGTTGCTGTCAACGGTTGTCCTGTCCTCTTCGCCTAATTGCTTCATTCTGAATATAGCAGGCGTGCCTGCGAAGTCACCCTTGATCGCTCCCCTGTTAACCCTTGAAATGATGGCATCCTGTATATCTCTTTTATATTTTCCGAAATCGGGGAACTTGCCTGTCAGGTAATCAAGCCCTGATCGATAGAGTTTTATGTCTGGATGCTTCAACACATCCTGCATACAGAGCACATCATCATCTGATTCAGCCACCCTTAGCATCCGCGAGAAGATGTCATAGACAGCATCTTCTGTCCACTTCTCCGCATCTTTATTTCCAATCTTGAATTGTGGCATATCTTTTTCTTTTAATAATCAACCTCAAATGTATTATTTTCATTCATACAATCCCTATTTTATGGCCGAAAGTTATCCACACGGTTGGTTGATGTTGATAAATAAGCCGATTCCGACCACTGACACCCCCTCGGAGTACCCTCTGACCGCCTTATCAGGGGTAAAATTAGAAAATTATTTTTGATTATTTGCCAAATAATGGCTTAACTAACTGTGTCACAAATCGTTTACCCCAAATATTAGAAATTATCTTTTTTCGACCAAAAAACCTATAAGGATTTAGAGAACTCTAATATAATATTATAAAATAAAAATAATATAATAATATATATATATCTAATTGTGTTTTAGGTGGTTACCTTCCTTTTTTAACATTATTTTTATTTTTTGTTTTATAATTAACTAATAATTTACTACTTTTTTAGAGGTATTTTTAAGGCAGAAAAACAAACAAACCTTTGATAGTGAACGGAATAGGCGGAAACAGGCAAAATTATTTCTGACACACCACCAACCCACCACCATCACATGACACCAAAAAAAAAGATGAGCGACCCATCGCAGGCCACCCATCCATACTTAACAAAAGTGCATGAAAACAAAAATCTTAAGAATATTACTACTTATCTCGAATCCCACAAATCAAAAAACCCCCCTATCACATTGGCAAACCCTCCCACGCTATCCACAAACACGTGACTATCACCCAAAAAATCTGACCAAAACCTCTGCTCCGATGACACCACACCACCACCACCCGGCCTCTTGAACTCCACATACAGTGACCGGCCACCTCTTTTGATGAACAGGTAATCTGGGATCCCCTTGTTGCCGTTCTTCTCCAGCTTTACCGCTGCCAGCCCCAACGTACGTGCAATGGTACAGCACTCAACCTCTAACTTGCGTTCTTCTCTTTTCATGTAATTTGGTTCAAGGAAACCCATAAGTCTTGTTTTTGTTGTAAAACTTCTTGAATTTTAATCCTACTTTTAATTCCATTTTATTTTCGCTTTTAATTTGTTAAATCGCTCATATCCGTGATTTTTGGGGTTATCGTCATATAACCCGATTTTTTTATCATTCATAATATTTGCCATCCATCTCCGCTTCCAATTCCCTCACCTGTTTAAGCGTCAGAACTCCGTGGATCTTTCCGAATGAGTCAATTACAACATCAAACGCTTTTCCACACTCGCAATACACTCTTGTACATCCGCTTTTATTCCTGTTAATCCGGTCTGTGTACTTTTCATCGTCATACACTTTCCAGCAGTGCGGGCAGGTGAATGTATCACTCCCGACGCACAAAAAACCGTCACCAATTTGTATGCAACTCATTTTATTTTTCTTCGTTATACAACCCTATTTCCTCATCACCTCTCATCATATTGATAAGAGCTTGTTTCTGGTGTGCCTTATCGTGGATGTTGCCGATTATCTCAATGTGATCCAGAAAGTCCTCATGTAATTCGTCGAATTTTGAGAATGGCACAAAATAACCGGTTGATGCTTCTCCTATAACCGTGAATCCAAAAGATCCATCTTTATATTTTACAACCCCCACGAAGTCATCAAGGAAATACCCGTCATGTTTGCGGTACTGAAATATATCTCCCTCATAAATCTTTACCCCGTTTTTATCTTTCAGTCCAGTGTACTGCATTACCGGAATATCATCCGGATACTTCGTATTGTAAGGAGTAATACACGCGCTATCATTTACATTTATACCATTGTTTGCAGGGTTTACATAGAAAATTCCAAATTTCCCAACCATTACGTCGTAAACCATCTCCGCCCCATTCCAAACTTTAAATTCTATGTTCTCCATTATTTCTTGCTTTTGTCGGTTCTGTTTTCATTTCTTTAATCTTTCAATATCTTCAAAAACTCCGATGTAAATTTCTTCCTCGTGATCATACATTAGTTTGAGTGCCTGATCTATCGCCTTATTGTAGGCTTCTTTTTGTGCATGTTCAATTGCCTTAACACAAGCCTCCCACTCTGGAACCTGTTTCATTTCATCAATAGTTACATAACTACCCTCTGCCATTGATAACATAGAAGTTAAATGACTTTCTAATATTTCTTCTGTTGTTTTCATATTCTTTTTTTACAATTTGTCAAAAAACCGTTTTGAATCTCACACCCAAATTTATCTGATACAAGCTTTGGGATAGCCCCATCCGTAACACTCGCAAGGTCTATGTAAAATGCCAGTTCGCATCCAGCGTTTTCCACCACCACACTCTCATTCTCGTATTTCGAGCATTCGTCGCAATTTCTACCCCTCCAATTCAAAAACTCAAATCCGTTTGAGAATGGGATTATTTCCTTTTCTTCTGCTGTTTTCATATTCTTAATCTCGTTTAAATCGTTTATTTGCGTTCTAAGCCATTATTTTCTCTTCCGAATACCTACATACCACCCAGCCCATTTAAATGCGAATTTCGGCATCTGTGGAAGCGTGGGAGGCATTCACCGCTATCCATCACATCTAAACATCTAAACATCTCAACTTATCACACATCTCCTTCACCGTCTTGTCACCGATGGAGAGAAAATCATCCACCTCCATCACGCCATAGCTGACCGTCGAGTGGTGCATCCCGAACATCTCGGCCACCTCCATGCACGTGTAGCCCATCTTGCGCAACCAATGGAATGCAACAAACCGTGCCGTCGTTACACCTCTTTTCCGTGACTTGTCCGTGATGTCAACACCCAGCTTACGGGATAGCATTCCGATCACTTCGATCACCTCTTTTGTCTCTGCACTAATACCCTTGTTTTTTGTTTCGATAGTACCCATCATTCTTATTGTTTTTAAAATTAATAATATCTGTCAGATCTATCGTAGATATGCTTTTCCAGCTGCTCCTCCAGCTCCGACTGCTCGTAGTGCGAAAGTGTATTGTCTCGGCATCGCACCGATACAAAAAGACTGACCAACCTGCTTTCAGGTGGCATAT